GTGACCGAACCTCCTGATACAGTGAAGTTCGTATTATTGGCACTGGCGTCAATGATGCACCCAGTCGTAGATGCTGTGCAGGTACCCCAAGTGATCGACTGAGCCGATATCGTCCCGGCAAACGTGGTGATGGTGCAGGTTGTGCCGCCAACACATGTTACGTTGTCAATGGTAACTGTGTCAGCGGATGTTGGTGCCGATACGTTGCAAGTCGTTCTGCCTACATCAGAACACCACATCGCCGTTGAAGTGTTGTCCCACGTACAGGTCGTAGTGCAAGTGGCGAAGCGGGTTGCAGCTTGAGCAGTATCCGACGCAAAAAAAGCTAGGCCAAGCAGGATGAGGCCAAATAGATGCTTCATGGCACTTCTCCTCTCACACCCAAGACGGCTTAGCTGATTGTGCCCCAAGCCAAACAGACTCATAATTGACGCCGTCGCCTTGACGTACCTTTTTGATAGTTAAAACGCCTCTGTAGGGCTCAACTGAAGCAATACCAAAGATCGATTCACCGGAAGGGTAATAGCAACTCAGTTGCACATTATTGATAGAAAACAATTCGAAAGTATCTCCGACCTCAGCCCCTTCAGGAAGCTGAAAAAATAATTCAGTTTCAGGTGCAGCAGTAGATAGCACTCTTACCACTGTGTGGTTGGAGACCAGCGGCAGATTATACGGGCTGGATTCGTTATCCATGTCCACTTCCATGTAGTGCATTTTAGCCTCCGTTTTGGTTGGCGAGCGCAAGAAGGGAAAGACCGAAGAGTTTTTTCATAGCGATGCCCTCACGGCGCCTGCACGTACTTGATGCCGCCAGCGAGCGGCGTGGCTGCCGAGGTGATCAGGCAAAGATCGACGTTCGTTCCAGCGGTATAGGCCGCGGCGACTTTGCCACCGGCCTGGATCAGCATGCCGCCGTTGGCAGCGAAGTTCGGTCCGTTGGCTGCGGTAGTCCCGCCGATGACACCGGCGGTGCCGGTGCCGCAGGTGCCGCCCGTGCCTTCGACAATTCCGATATTGTCGGCCGCTGCTGAGGTCAGGAACAGCATGCAGATATACGTCTTGTTGCTCGCCGATGGCGCAACGATGCGCGTCGTCGTCGCCGTCGTGATGCTGATCGGGGCGTAGGTCTGCAGGTTCGCTTCGCAGGGATCTACGATGGCGCTTCGCGTCCCGTCATTTGGGCGCACAAGCCAAGCCGTGGTATTCGCAGTGTTCCCCGGTTGAACTGTCCATGTGCCAGACTGTGTTGCCGCCACCGTGCCGGTGATCGTGGTTGATGTCAGAGTTACTGGAACGGCCGATTGGTTTGAGGCAATGACAACCGGCGAAGAAGACGCCATAACCGCTTGGCCAAGGGGGGTAGTGTTGGTCACGAAGGCATTCACCCCCGGCACCAGTACGGCACCAGGCGACGTGCCGTAGTTTGCCATTGCACCAAGTGTGCCGCCTGCCCAAGTCGGGATGGCGACGTTCGATTGACAGTCGTTCGCCCCAGTCGGTGCGGTGACTACGCTCATATTGAACGACGTTCCGGGGAAATCGTGCATCACCACCGGACCGACGCAAGCCGCAGAAGCGCTGGCTACACTTCCGATCAGAAAGGCCAGACCGAGGGCGAGTTTCTTCATTTTAGAGCTCCAATGAAATAGACGTCGTTGCAGACGTTGCTGAGATCGAATACGCCAGTTGAAGCACAAGAGACTGGTGCAGCACCGCCTCCTCCACTAGGTCCAAACCCGCCGCCTGAATTTCCCATGCTAGTTCCGGCACGACAAAACCCCGGAGGGCATCCGTTGAATTGCGCCGCCGCGGCATAAATGCTCCCGAGAAGCAGAATGATGGCGAGGAAAAAAAGCTTCATGGCTACCATCGCGTGCAGGAGAATTTATGCCCGCTGGTTGCCGCTACGACTGATAGCGCTGTATTGAATCCGAAAGGGCTGTAATAGGATGAAAGTCCGGCAAATGTGGTTACTGTGGCTGGCGCCAATGGAAATGAGCCAACCGCCCCCGCAACTGCGGTGCCAGTGAAGCTGATCCACATCACCTCTGACGTATCGATGTTGGCTATCTGGAATGCCCTTCGACCGCTTGATACCCCGAAGGCGTTAACCGCCGTACCGCCAACCGCTACTGTTCCAGAACAATCGGTGGGGGTCACGTTCACGTTGGAATTTTGCGCGAATGCCGACCCAGACAACACGAGACACAAGGGGAGAATATATTTCCAGATGCCGCCCATGTTCAGTATTCCCTCGCATTGGTTTCGATACTTTTATGCGAGGGAATTCTGATTTGTATAGGGGGGTCAGGCGGCGTCCGGTACCTTGTCGTCAATGGTCTTCAGACGGGCAGCGATACCCGTTGCAGATGCCACAGCCGCGTCGATTGCTGCCTGCTGCTCGGGAGTTAGACCGCCGGGCGGAATAGCGGCAAGCTGGGCAAGCAGGTTATCGGTATCAGCCGAAACCTTGTCCACTTCAGACGAGATCGCGGCAAGAGCGGCATTCAATTCATCGAGTGTAGCCATCATAGTCTCCTGGTTTACTAGAATTTGGCTCGCCATTTCGCGTAGGGTCTGTGCCCAGCGTGGAGCCTCCCGCTGGTCAAGGTGAATGTGGATGTTCACATCTGACAGATCGATTTCGAGCTTCATTTCCGCAACCCCTACAAATTTCCTAATGTTCGGTGCCCCTATAAATGCGGGCCTCTTGACTGATTTCAAAAGCATCAGCGACCAAAGCGGGATCATGCGTGGCAAAAAACATGTCGGCCAGAACAGCCTTGAGCGGATCACGCTGCACTGAACGCGAGCGCATTATCCCTGTTACTTCGTCGGCAAGGCTAATGGCACGCTCGTATTTTTCATGCCCACTGTCCTCGCCTAACAACCAAGAGCGCAAACTCATGCTCCGTTCCCTCTTTTGCCGGATAGCAGCCCTTTTAATTCGGTAAGCAGCACCAAAGTTCTCTCCGATAAGGTTTCCAGCTTCGTTGAGGTTGCTCTCCGGTCTAATCTCTCCAGCCACCATAAAGTTGCAAAGATCAGCGCCGGAGAAGCCGTAGCCAGCCTCTCTAGCCAATCGGGCATTTATCATTCCAATATCCATTCATTGGATCGCTTTGTTATTTCGATCGTTCGCGGCAGATCGTGATTTGATCCCGCAATCGCTTGTAATCTCCTATGAACAGACGCAACGCTGAACTCTTGGGGAGGGCGTTATACTCTGCCAGAGCCCTCTCTTGGGTTTCTTTGTCATACTGATTTATCGTTGGGCAGACGATTTTGACGACAACTTCAGAATTTCCCAGATCGCAAGCTGTCAGCAACAGCATCATCGGAAGGGCGATCAACGCCGTCCATCGCATCTTTCGTCTCCAATGTTTCCGAATTGACCTTTGCTGTTACCTCATCACGTCCGGCCTGCCGGTCTTCCGCGCGCTGCTTCAAACCAAGCAGTGAGCGCAGAAAGCCGAAAACCGCAGCAATCGCGCTGGCGATCGAGAACATTACGCTGACGGCTTGTTCAGGTCGGGAACAAATACGGCGATGGCGCCAGCGAGCCCGGTCAGAACCGTGATAATCGCGCTGAGCTGGTCAGGAGCGATTTTCAGGCCGACAACCCCGAGCAATGCAGCGAGACCGGCATAGGTGGACGGCTCTTTTAGGCGGTTAACGATATAGGAAAGGATCGACATTTCCATTTCTCCAATATGCTGCGCGATGCCGTCACGCGGCGGATAGTGCTTTCTCAAACATACGTGCTTCTGTTTCACGCCGGATCGCTACGCCACGAACGCTTGGTGTTGCCCACAAACGCTTCATCTTTCGCAGTTCGTTCGGGATGCCGGCGAACTTCCGCGCCTCCATCAACGCCTTGATATTCCGCATTTCCAGATAACGTGGGCCAGCCGTCGAGAACGATGCGCCGCGGTTGTAGACGAGCGACAGCAGAACGCCTTTGCAGGATGGGGGGAGCTCGTCAAAATGTGGAAGCGCGCTTGTTGACTTCAGATATTTCGGGATGCTGACGTTCGAGAACACGTCCACCGCAGCGGCCCAGGGAACGTCAACCAGTGGCCTCACGCGAGGAAGCTGCTTCTGTGCCGCGTCACCCTTTAGACCCGCCACGCCGCATAGTACGGTCACCATGAGGTCCGGAATCTTGCCTGCCCAATCCTGTCGGATCACCGCTTCGGTTGAATATCCGCAGTCGTATCCGATACCGACCGTGATCCCGGATTGACCGCCGGGACGCTCCGGACGGTGGTAGTTCCGCTCATATGCCGCGCGGCTGGAAACCTCACAATTGACGATGAGGTCAAAGGATTCCTGAGATATGCCATGCAGATCTAGCACCGAAAACTCCTTGGATTCAGGCACTTTTACTGGTGGAAAAATTGATTTGTATAGTGGTCTGTTGCTCGCTGTTGGGTTGTGGTGGTAGGATTCAACCCAGGAGGACTTGCGAATGCAAACACTCGGAATCGTTTTAGCGCTGGCGATAGTGGCTTTCTTGACCGTTGCTGCCGGATATATCTTTGTCGGGGCGCGGAACGTTCGGCGAGACCCGCCGAATATTGTCTAGGCGATCCACCTAGCGAATCCGCCGCCTCTTTACCCGATCATGACGACCTCATTCCGTAAATGCGGATAATGCCGGTCGAAAGATTACCGGATGCAGCAAGAAACTGCAGTGCGTTGATTGCACCATTGTCAGTGTTGTACCAACCACAAATGAACCCGGCTGCGGCAGCTCCGCCAACTCTGGCTGCATAAGTTCCAGTGAACTGTTTTTTTCGATCCGTCTGATTGACACCGGAGACAGTCAAATGACCAGATAAGCCAGCTCCAGACGTGTTATCTACGCTGGTTGACCCAGTCACCCGGATTTCGGTGGTGGCTGTACTCGCGTCTAGATATCCGGTCGCCAAGTAAGAGCTGCCTGCGTTTTGCGACACTCGCAAGAATATCTGCGTCGCATTCGTTACCGGAACAATGTTCTCGAACACGATCATGTAAGTGTCGTAAGTCGCGGTGAGGCTGGTCGTGTCCACAAGCGTTGCCGAATTGCTTGCGGTCAGCACGTTCAACAACCGGAAACCTGCGGTCTGAAATGTCGGAAGCGATCCCGTAACGCCAGTTACAACCTGCCCCGTCGTTCCCGCGGCGGGTGTGTTCACAAGCACGCTGCTGGCGTTATTCATATTAATCGTTAGCGTGCGATTTGCGCTCAGGGCAGGAGATGAAGTCGCGACAAACGTCACATTGAACGCGGCACTTGTATCGCGGAGAGAAAACCCGGTCAGAGCACTGACGAGTCCCCCATTGATGACTGGGGAATTCATTGATTTGTTGTTGAGAACATCAGTCGTGTCTTTGCCTACCAGCGTATCGGTGGCGGCAGGCAGCGTCAGAGTTCGCGTTCCCAGTGCGCCAATTGGCGGTGTCAGCGTGATTGAGCCACTGGTTGCATTCAGGAAATCAATCGTCCCTGCTGCCGTTCCCGTAGTGCCAACTTGCAAGGAGTCGATGAAGCGAACTGGGCCGTCCAGTTCTGGCGGATTAAGCCCGATATCCAGATCATCGAAATACGCATCAGCATCGGTCGGATCGATCAGCGTTCCGAACACGGGTTGAGAGAATGAATTCGAGACCCTGGTAAAAACGCCGGTTGTTGCGCTGCGAGGCATTATCATGCACCTGCATAGATGATGTAGTTGACGATGATCGTGGGCTGCACGTTGGTAAATGCCGTGCTGGTGCCACCCTGTGCGACGCCGTTAAAGCTAGGTGTGGTTGACTGCAGAGCCGCTGCGAACCAATTCGTGCTAGTGGACGGGGTTGTTTGACCGCCACCTCCAGCAGGATTATTGTTAAGAGCGCCATTCGTCGCCGGTATCGTTCCACCGGGGTTCGTAATCGATGGGGTGCTCACCGTGCCGGATGGCGTGTACGGTGGCAGGTTGCTTGTGCTTAATTGGCTGTTCTGCACACCGCCAATAGCGCCCATCGTATTTCCATCAGGCGTCATTGTGGTTGAATTCAGGATGGTGCCGGTATCGTCCCTGTTGGCTGGGATACGACCCTTCATATTAGCGATAGAGAACGTGGTTGAGCCGTTGCCATTCGAAAAAAGATTACTTCCTGCGGCGATTTCGATCGCAGCAAATGCCCATAAATCCGGATAGTCCGCCCGCAAGAGGGTTTGGCCTATGGCAAAAATCCATTTTGGCGGGGCTGTAGATCCGAAAAATATCATGCCAGCGCCGATCGGAATTAGTGCCGCACCTCCGGAAGTAATCGCACCCGATACCGCCAGCGTCCCCGCAATCGAAGCCCCAGTAGGTGTGACCGAAACGACATCAACCGCGCCGCACGATATGGCTTGCGTATCGGCTCCTGTCCGTCGCATTCCCGTATTCGGGTCAGTCAGATAGGTGAAGCCGGTATTCGCGAGGGGAAGAACGGCCGTCATGCCGCCTTGCCCGTCACGGGCGAGCGAGCCTGTCAGCGCATCCCCGATGTCGGACAGATCGGAGTTCATTGCCCCCGATGAGATCGCGGTATTGGGGACAAAGGGCGCCTCTGGAAGGCTGTAACCGCCGGAACCGTTGCGCGGCATCTATCGAATCCCCCGGATTTGGACTATATTGGATGACATGCAATTTGCTGCTGTTACCATTCTTGGACTGATTTGCACTTGGCTCGTCAACCAATGGGAGCAATTCATCGGCGATACAGACGCCGCGTTTTTGATCGGATTTCCCATTCTCTGTCTCATCGCGTTTTTGATCGATTATCGGAACGGCTTTCGATGGGCGAGAGAGCAGAAATCCACCGCTGAGAGCCAACCAGACCAGAGAGAGCCCGAGAATTAGATGCAGCCGTTTTAGCGGACCGCAGCAATTCTTGTGCGATGCGCTCAACAGATGGCCCCTTGGAAGCCAGAAGCGTCCCTATCTCATCCTTGGTCTTGGCATTGCTTGCACCGGACAATGCTTTTGCTATCAGATTGACGGCTTTCAGACCGATGCCGGTGAGCGTCGTATCTATCGGGACATTGCCGCCTGCGGTGCCTTCCATGGTTTTCGATGATGCGAGACGCTGGGCGCTCTGCGATCCCTGAACGATATCTTGATAGGACTGCCGGAACTTGCGATTGTCCATTAGAGCCTTGGCTACGTTCGCAACTGGGCCTTCGCCGAAGATCGTTCCAAGCTTTTGGCTATTCCAATCCTGTGGAGTACCTATCTTGCGTTCCAGCGCGTTTAGATCGTTAACGTTAGTCCCTACCAGCCGGTCTAGTTCGGCTCGTGTTCCCTGTCGCAATATATCGCGCTGTCCTTGCGACATTGATCCGAGCTCGTCTACTAATTCTGCAGGACGAACAACAGATGCGCGCGAGGTATCCAAGATTTGCTGCCCGCGCTCTAATGCTTCAGACTGTTTTTTTAATTCGGCATATTTAGCATCAGCAGCCTTAATGCCAGGCACTTTTGCCGCTAATTCGTCGTCAACTAACTTTCTGACTTCGCCCAGAGCGCGGCGAACGTTCGAATTTGTCTCTCCTGCAAGTTCGCCATCAATGGATTGACGGACTGCCAAAAGTGTCCGTGGGTGAGGATCGGGCACCTGCGTATTACCAGCAGCATCGGTTATATGCAGATCATCCCGCACCTTATTTAATCTAGCTCTAGCTTCGCCGCGAACGTTTGGAATCACTTCATCAATTTTGTTGACGATTGATTCCGTATCTACAGCCTTCGCCTTTTCAAAAGCAGATTCGTATTCGGGTGACAGCGCCTTGCGCCCACTAGCCAATTCCGCCTCTACCCGCGACGGAATCGGAGCGGGCCCAAGATTGGTTTCCAGTGTTTCCGCAAGTCTCTTCCCGGTCCCAGCGTCGCGCGATTCCAAGGATGCCTGAAGCGCCGTCCGGCCCGGTCCGGTACCGGTCCCTGCACCTTGGCCCAGCCCACGCATGGCAGGTCCAGCGTCGACCAGCATCGCTTCGGGCCCCATTGAGGACAGTCCTCTAAGACCAGCCTCATCCGCTTGGGCCGCTGACCTGAGCAGGGATGATGCGCCGCGGCTAGCCCCCTCAATCCTAGGCCCCAGAAATGCCGACCCGGCACGATAAGCCCCGCCAGCTGCGGCCCCCAGAACTGGAAGGGCACCGCCAATTAATGCGCCCGTTGTGGCGCCTTTTTTTGCTGCTTCAATGTAATCCGACGCATTGTCGGAATAGACATTCCCGGCGCCGTGTGCCCCGCCATATGCAGCGCCTTCTGCACCGTATCCAAGCACGCGCGGCAATATGCCTGTTCCGAGTCGCCCTGCTAGAGTAGCGCCGCTTTTCATCAAGCCAACGCCAGTTCCGAGCCCTCCAACCGCCTCTGCCGCAGCAGCTGGGATTGGGGCGGCCTTGCGAATTGCTTCAGTTTCCGCCCGCTGCGCTTTTACGCCCTCATCATAGGATGGGGCTCTGCCGGTCAAGTAGTCCATACCGCCGGCGAACTTGTCTGCTAGCCCAAAGGTAGCGCCGCCGGCGGCCAGCCGAACGGCCTTGTCAAGAGATCGGCCAGCCCCAGAAATCAGATCGCCGTATCCCATAGAGGCCAGAGCCGGGGGAATATCTGCCCCGGTTGGCGCATTCAAAGGGTCCGGCGGTGCCGTCTGTGCCTCTGGCTCAGCTTCCGCAGCTCGCGCTCGTGCGCTGGCCATAGCAATCGCACGCTTCTGTTCAAGTGTCATTTCCACAGAGAGCGCTCCTCTGGGGTCATGTGCTGCCAAATCTTGGAATCAACGCCTGTCGGTGGCGCCGTTTTCTCAGTCTCACCCTTTGCTTTTGGCACCGTCCAAGGCTCAAACGTGCCGAATTCAGGAACGACATCTGCCGGGTTCATTCGATTGCGTTCGGCAATGCCTTTGAAGCGACCAGCATCTCTATCAAATTCATTCTTGTAAGCAGTGACGCGGCCGTGCGCTTCCGCCATGAGTGCTTGGCGACCCTCTGGGGTCAACCCGCCTTTGCTTTGTATTTGTGCGATGATGCCGTTTAACCGCTCCTGCATGCCTTGAGCGGCATTAGCCATTTGCAATTCGCCCTCTCGGACGACAGATGTGGGGTCCATGATTTTGCCGAGGCCATAGACCATATTAAGGTCAGCCGCTTTGGTGTCTCGACCTGCGGCGTCGCGCATTGAGTTGTAGATCGGAGCAGCCTGAGCCAAATTCTTGTAGGATGGGATTTGGACAACTTCCTCGCGGAGTTTTGCCGTATCCTTGAATTCAGGAGGTAGCGCCTGCGAGGCCTGAGCCTTGGAAATAGCCTCGCGGATGACCTTTGGATCTTGTCCGGGCTGGACGACAACGGGCTTTCCATCAGGACCTGTAATTGTCGGTGGCGCCGTTGCTGCGCTTTGTGACTTGAACGGCGTTACTGTCTGAGTGCGCGGGTCGCGCCAGCCATACTGCTCGTTCCCGAACTCATCCTTGCCAATAACGCCGTATTCCGGACCCTTGTTCGGCTCGCCCTTGTCGATCGTGCGGACAAGATTGCCTTGTCTGTCCATGATGCCAACCTTGTTCCCAAGGTCGATGTGTTGGGCAGGCGCCATCTGGCTTTGCAGCAGTGCTGTCCCCATCGCTTTCGCAGTCGGGTTGTTTGACGACAGCAGCCGCGCAATCTGCAATTTAGCTTCCTGCGGCACGCCAGAGAGCACACCGGCGGGAGCAGCAGGAGCAGAGGGCGTGGCTGCTGCAGGTGCCGCTAAGGCAGACGCGATCTGCGGAGCTGCCGATTGACCGCCGGTTATCTCAAGGGGAACCTGCGGCCCGAGCGCTTGCGTGAACTTCTGACCATAGCCTTGAACCGTCGTTCCAAGTACATCCTTGGCATTGGGATTGTTCATCCCCTTTTCGCCAGCAAACCATGCTTTGGCTGCGCCTTCAGGACCATATTTCTGGACGTAATCGCCGAATTTGGCCTTGAAGACAGCTTCCTGCGCATCAGGATTGGAGAGAAACTGCTCCGGCGTCATGGGCTTGCCGAGGACTTGCGTGGTCCACTCGGGAATGTTGTTGCCCATCACCTGGTATTTGCCGTAGGCCCGATCTCCGGTTTTCGTCTGAGGACCAAGCTTGTCATAGGCCCCGCCGGATTCGATGCCGGCAATGGCCTTGCCGTAGTCGGGCGTTCCTGCAGTTATGCCAGGCCGGAATGTGGTTGGCGCTGGCGGCGCTGCTGGTGGCGCAGGATAGGAAGCCTGATCTGATGGGAGACCCGGAGGACCAGCCACAGGCGATACTGATGCAGCAGAGGGTGCGCCAGAGAGCAGCGCGGCCAGCTTCTGAAACCCGCCCTGTGAGGGCGCT